GCCGCAAACTCATTTTTGCCAGCCTTACTGGCGCGGGCTTCGATTGCGTCCGGGTCGTACTGGGACGCGCCACCCTGCTGCATTGCCTGCGCCACGTCGGCTTGACTAACGCCGAGGGCCGCAGCCGCACCAGCGATGCCGTACTTGCGGACGATGTTGATCAGCCTGTCGTCGAAGATGACGTAGTTGCGGGTTCCATCGCCTGCACCGCGCGATCCGGCGTCTAGGAAGCGGATGCCGGGGACGCCTGCATTTGACAACAATTCCTCTGCCCGCTGACCAAACTGACCGAGATTAGACGCGCCGACAATGTCTCCACCGCGCATTTCTTCATACAGCCTATCGCGTGATTTAGGAGTGAAATCAGGCAAACCCTTTTCTGCTGCTATTTGTCTCCCCCGCTGACCGGCAGCTTCCAAAGTGTCCAACCTGCTTTGAACCATTGGGGCCAAAGCATCTTGCACCGCCTGCGGCTGCTTACTCATCGGCAAATCCCAGTCAAGAAAATCCTCGGGGTTCGCGTTGACGTTGACCTCGTATATGCGGCCAAACGTTTCATTTTGCTCAAGCTGTTGCAATGCATCTGCGTTTTTTGCCTTTTGCGCCTCCCACATCGCTAGAGTTGCGCGCCTGTTCGGCGTATCTGGCTTTTGCATCACTTCTGCAATTCGAGCATCAATATTTTTTAAGTTTGAGCGAGTTTGATCTATCGCCGCCGCCCGGTCCCCGCCTTTTATCTTGAAAATGTTAGGCGCGCTTACAAGATCATCTCGATACACCTGCGCGACTGCCTCATTCTCAGCAAAATACAGGCCACGCCCGTAGGCCTGCGCGCCCTCACCCGTGCCAAGGGTTCGCGGGGATAGTTCAAACTTGTCAAAGTCATGCGGCGAACCGTGATACATCCGCAGCGCACCGCTCTCATCCACTGCGTACTTGCGCGCCATATCGGCGATCTCTTGCGTCGCAGGCGAAGCACCCGTCAACGCCTCGACGACCGCAGCCGCCGCCGGTGTGCCAACCCGCTTTGCAGCAGCCGCAGGCCCGGCGACGCCAGCCACGCCGGACAGCATGTTGCCCAGTGCGGCCAAGCGGTCGTACCCAGACGCATCTGCAGACGTCAGGCGAGACCCGGCGCGCATCGCTTCGCCGATCGCCTCGACCGGGTTGAGGTACTTGTTGACCAAGGCCAACCGATCTCCGACGCCGCCGACGTTCATCAGGCTCGGGTCTTGCGCAGGCACCGCGTCGGGGCTGCGCTCTTGCGCCATCAGCTCCAAGTCGCGCAACAAAATTGCGCGCTGGAGTTCGTCGTCAGCGTTGACGACGCCACCCGGTGCGTACTTCTGGTCGAGTTTCTCGATTGAGCCACCTTCGGCAAAGCCGGGCGCATATTCCCTGCGGGCCGCCTTGATCATGTCGCCCGTGATCTGATCTCCAGACAGAAGGTCGCCAGCGTAGCGCATCGCAGGTTCCCGGCCATAGCGGCGCTCAATCTCAAGGAACGTGTCCAGCATATCCGCAAGCTGCATATCCACACGCTGCTTGGCGCGCTTCGGGCTGGATTCGTACACTTTGTAATCTGGAGACGTCATCGCAAGCCTGCCGCCCGTTCCCTTGGCGCGCATTGCTGCAGCCAGATCACGGAAGACAAGGTTGGCCGGGATGCCCATGCCCTCGCCGATCAGGGTCTGGGACTTGCCAAGCTTGTCGATGCCAGTGTCGTAAGTGGTCGATTGCTCAGGCGTTGTCTTGAGCAGACCCTTTTCAATGTCAGGCGTAAAGCCACGATAGCCAGTCGTGCCCCAGTCCATGCCGAGCTGGCGAGCATCTGCCACAGCAAGGCGCGCATCAGCAACGCTCGGCAGGCCAGCCTTTTCAAACATGGCGCGATCAAGACCCTTGAGGAAGTAAGCACGCTGCGTTCCTGTGGGCAAAGAGTTGATGTAATTCGAGATGGCGCTCGGGTCTTTCACCGAAGGAAAGTCTGTGAAAGGTTTTATGGTCTCGTTAACCATCTTCACAGACCCATCCGGCATGACGACCTTGCGCTTGATGGGCTGGCTGATGTTGCGAATTGCCTCGTCAACCTTTTCAACGTCCTTGCTGGCGACTTTAGCAAATTTCGCCATTTCGCCGTAGACGTTGCCAGTATGGAGCGCGAAGTCTCCAGACTTTTCAGACATCATCACACTGATCAGGTAAGGGTCTTGGGAGGCCAGCGCCTCATTCAATTTGCTTGACTGCGCACTCTGCGCCCCAGCATAACCCTGCCCCGGAACATCAATGTATTCAAAGCCTGCCATAGACTTGACCGGATTCTCAAGCGTCTCACCCTTGACGCCCGTTACGATGTGGCGCCCAGTGTTGTCCCCAACGATAGACAAGAGGTCTCTGCCGATCAGGCCGCTGAATGTCTGGGGTTCTGGGGCTTCAAGCTCATCTGACATGATGCCGGTGCTTGTGTGCTCACCCAAAATCCTTGGCTGCTTGCTGCCGATTTCGGTGAAACCAGCGCCAGCGGGGGGGGCTTCTAGTCCGAGGACGTCGCCAACAGACTTGGCTTCACGCAGCCTCTCGGCAATCTCCGAACCTTTGCGCTCGTAAGCTTTGCCGGGCACCTTAACACCGCCATACTCATCCACCGCATACTTGCGAGCCATGTCGGCCACAGCCTCGCTGGTGGGCGATGCCCCGAGCAGGCTTTCCATCAGAGCCGTGGCAGCTGGTGCGCCCACGCGCTTGGCAACGGCTGCAGGGCCAGCCACGCCAGCGACGCCCGAGAGCATGTTGCCCAGTGCAGCAAGGCGATCATAGCCGCCCGCATCGGGGTCGATCAGATCGCGACCAGCGCGCATAGATTCGCCGATCGCCTCGACCGGGTTAAGGTACTTGTTGATCAGCGCCAGACGATCAACAACACCTCCGGGAAGGTCCAGCATGCCGGGCTTCACAGCCGGGACAGCGTTAGGGTTGCGCTCCTCGGCCATAAGCTGCAGGTCACGCAGACGCTCAGCCTCGGCCAGCTCGTCCTTCTCGACCTTGCCGCCCGGAGCGTACTTCTGGGTCAACTCGGCAAGGCCGCCCTCGGCGAAGCCCTGAGCCATGTTGAGGATGTCGTAGCCCTCGCTGATGCGGTCAAAGCCGCTGCCCCGATACTTCGGGTCATCAATGCGCCAGCGGATGAAGTTCTTGCCCAAGATGTCGTGCGCCGTCTCGGGGTCGATCTCCGGATTGCTCAGGAACGTCTCACGGGTTCTGGCGTAGCTGGGGTCGTTCTCCATCTCCCAGCGCAGATACTCGGCCTGCGCGTTGAGGGCGTCCTGACCGGGAACGATGCGGCCCGCCGGATCGATCAGGCCGCGATCAGCCATGAACGACATCAGGCGGTCAGCCCGGTCGCCCTGCCAGCTCAGCATGCCGACATTGGTGGCGCGGTTCGCGGCGTCGGTGTGCGTGCCGAAGAGATGCACCGGGTTGAAGACGTTCTCGCGGTTGATCTCAGCCGTCAGAGCTCGAGCCTGCGCGTCAGAGAACCCGGCAGCCTTGAAGGAATCGAACACCATCCGAGCCGACTTCGCTCGATCGGGATTGGCATTGCCTCCCGCCTCGGCGCGGGCAGAGTGCGGCCTCGGCTCGTCAGAGTAGGCTTCGTAAAGGTCTTCCAAGCTTCCGGCTGCACCGCTGCGGCCCAGAGCGCGCAGGGGATCGAACTCCTGCGTGCCCGCATCTGCGGCCTTGCTTTGCAGCGTACGGATCAAATCTTGGAACGATTCAAGCAGCGAGAAGTCGGGCTTCTTGATGCCCTCGTACTTCTCGTCCAGTTCCTCAAGCCCCACAGCGCCCCCAGTCTTCCACTTGACCTTATTCGCCCAGTAAGCCGGGCTCGACTTGCCCTTGGCGATGTTCTTTGCGTGGCGAGCCTTGAACGAGGCGCGCTTCTGCTTCATGCGATCCGACTCGCCCTCCTTGGGCTTGCCTGCCGTGCTGGCACCCTGCTCCCCGAAGCGGATGATCTTTTCCTTGCCGTCAACGCGCGTCTTGACCACGTGAGACTTGGTCGGGTGGTCGGGCGTGCGGCGCGGCTTGTCGAGCGGCAGGCTGTCTTTGTCGATCATTTCTTCCTCGCGGCCCGCATGTTGTCGACGAGGTTCGGATAGGGGCGGCCCGCAGCCTCGGCCATGCGCTTGGCGCTGTCTTTCTTCTTGTCCGAGAGGGGCTTGCTCTCACCGAGACCCTTAGGCCGCTTCTTGTCCCAGACTGGCTTTTCTTTAGACGGCATAAGGGTTTCCCTTCTCGCGCTTGTATTGCTTGGGCTCGTCACGGTCACGAGCTTGCGGCAGTTCGAACCATCCGTCGTTCTTCAGGTAGATGATCGCCTGAGTGAACGTGTCCACGTAGTCGTCATGGTCGGCCACCGGGAATTTGCTGAGCTGCTTCATGAAGGGCTGCGCCCAACTCACAGCGTGCCCACGGTTTTTCCCGCTCTCCGGCACCCACAACAACCCCAGCTCCAAGGTCGGCGCGGCTTGATGCGCGCGGCTGACCTTGTCCGCCATGCCCGGATTATACCCGACCGCAGGCACTTTCGCTAGGCGCAAATCTTGCAGCAGGGACTGCCCGCTGGCCTTGGCTTCGACGAGGATGCGATCTGGCTTGCGCGCGCGCCTGATGCCGTCCTTGACCGTCGTGCCGCCGTACTCTGTGCCCCAGTCCTTGATCGCCCGGTTGCGCAGGTCAGGGTAAGACAGATGCTCATCCCACGCATCGATGAGCATGGCGTTGCGTTCATTATTGTGCGTGAAGATCGCCCAGACCGAGCAGGCCGTGGGGTCGCCCGATGTCTTCTCGGTGAAGGCGCAGTCGTAGGACTGGAGGATGTATTCGAACTGCGGCAGCCCCTTGTCGGCTGGCCAGAGCTGGAAGCAGTCCGTCTTCAGGATGCCGCCGCCGATCGGGGTCGGGTCTTGCTGCAGCTGGCCAGCCGTCCCGTACTCGCCGAGCAGCTGCTTGAGGGTTGTGATCTCTTTCTCGCCGAAGCGTTCCGGGCATATCAGCTCGCCGATCTTCTTGCGTGGATCGTACGGGCCGAGAACCGTCTTACGAGACGCGCCATCCCACTCAGCCGGGATGCAGATGTGTTCCCACCCGCCGATGTCTTCGAGGATGTGGCCGCTGATGTCCTTTTCATGCAGGCGCTGCATGACGGTGACCATGGCGTCGGTCTTCGGGTTGTTCAGTCGGGTCGACCACACCTGATCGAACCACTCCAGCGCCGACTCCCGCATCGCTTCAGACTGAGCGTCCTGCGCG